GAAAGAGGTGATGACGATGATGCCGAATGAGATCCCGGAGGCAAAGAGCCTCCGCTGGCTGGTCTTTAATTTCCCGCTCACCATCCCGGCAAAGGACGATGGGGACCGGCTCTGCAATTCGATCCATGCCTACGCCAAAGCCGGAGCGGAGAAGATCGAAGAACAGGCACGGCGGATCGCCGCCCTCGAATCACGGCTGGCCAAGTATGAAAAGAGAGGTGGAAAGCGGTGAACAGGATTAACAGCAGAGCGGCCACCTTCCTGCAGATGGCGGAGGCGCTCCCCGCCAAGGGCATCGTCCAGACGATCAACGGCCTCCTCGCCATCCTTCGGAAAAGAGGCATCGCCATCGTGGACTTTGATGATACAGAGCGCAAGATCCACGGTTTCAAGATCTTCACTACCACGGCCTATTGCATGGCCACCAAACAAAAGCCCCAGGAGGGAAAAGAAGATGGACTTCACGAACACGACTGAGAGCCGCCGCCTTTTGAGGCGTTACCTCTCGCAATACTACCGGGCAAAGGAAAAGCAATCCGCCCTTCGGAAACGCCTGGCCGACCTTCAGGCGGAGCTGGACAACCCCGGTGTCAACACCCCGCCTCTCAACGCCATCCCCACAAAAGGAGGGCATACCAGCAGCGGAGCTGCCTCGCTGATCTTCAAAAAGGCAGACATCGAAGATCGGATCCAGCGCCAGATCGAAGTCATGGCCCGGAGCGTCACGGAGATCATGGACGTCCTCGATTTCCTCCCGGCAGAAAGCACCGAGCGGGATATCCTCGAATACCGGCACATCGACTGCAAGCCGTGGAACGAAATCATGGATCAGGTCCATCTGACCCGCTCCCCTTGCTTCGAGCATTACAACAAGGGCCTCGACAGGCTCCTCACATACAAGAAGGTCAGAGCCACGCTGGAACGGTACGAGGCTCGGCTGGCAAGAGAGGCCAGGGACAGCTACTGAGCGCCTCTTTTTTCCGGCAGTAAAAACGCGCAGCCCCCGCATATAGGTGGGGCAGGATTACCCCTCAAAATTGAAGGGCAGGAAAAGCCCACGTAGCGCCCGTGTGAGGCGGGATGAAAAATGACACCGGGGGCTGGTTCTGCGGAACCGGCTCCCGATTTTACACCCGGAGAACAAGCCCGGTTTTTCCTTTCGGAATTTGCACCCCCGTATTAAAGCCCACTTTAACAGCCGGGGATCAGAGCGCCCGGAAGTAAAGCCGATTTTAATAGCCGCATTCAGAGCCACCGATCCAGCGCCCGGACCGGCAAGGCGAAACCGAAACAGAGAGCCGCTCCACAGAGAAGCCCCAGGCATGGGACCCCCAGAAAAGACACCCCCTCCGTGGGCAGGGCGGCAACGCCGGGAATTTGCAGAGCCGGACAGGCCACCCTGCAGAGCAGCTGCACAGAGGCCACGGGGCATGGCCACCCGTGGCAGAGGGACAGATGCGGACGGGAGCGGACAGGCGTGGACACCAAGGGACACAGGCGGACAGCACAGCGTACCGAGGCCACAGATCAGACCCCGTCTGCAGGGCGGCATGGGACCCCCAGAAAAAGCACCCCCATCCAGGCCCGGAGAAAAAGGCCCCCGAAAAATAAAAGTCAGGACACCACAGGACATTCCACCGTGCTACAATGCTATCGTGGACAGTCGGGCAGGGACGGTCCGCATGAGCAGCGTCACGCTCCTTCTGTTGAGATGAGGCCACGCACGGCGATGAACCGAGCGTGGCCTTGTCGCACAAATGGCACCCCCTCCCCGATGGGCCGTAGGTACTACCTACGGCCTCTGTTTTTGCGGGGCGAGGAAGGCCCGGAAGTTTTTCGCATGAAATCGAAAAATTTTTTTGCATTTCGTTACGCCAGACCCCCCCTGCCACAGCCCACCGGCCAGCCCCAGCCGCCAAGAGGGGACCTGAAAAAGCGGCCAGCCCCCACCGCAAGCGGGGCAGTTTGGAGGTGAGATCATGCTGGACATCCCCTCGGAGATGCCCGAAACGATAGCCGGGGAAGATATGCGGTTCGAGCTTTGGAACCTGGCGGACATGATCCCCGCCACATACAACCCCCGAAAGAAGCTGACCCCGGAGGATCCCGAATACCAACAGATCGCTGAGAGCATCCGGGAGTTCACATATTCGGACCCGATAGTCCTGAACTATGACGGCACCATCATCAAAGGCCACCAGCGCCGGAACGTGATGATGGACATGGGCTACACCAAAGCCTGGTGCATCGTTCTGGAGATCCGGGACAAGCAAAAGGAAAAGGCGCTCAACATTGCCCTGAACAAGATCACGGGCAAATGGGATAACGCCATCCTGAAGAACCTACTGCTGGAGCTTGACCTCAACGGCTACGACTTTTCGGTGACCGGGTACACCCGGAACGACCTGGAGGATTTGATCCAGCTGGTAGATATCCCAGCAGAGGCCACGGACGATGGCTTCGACCCTGACGCTGCCGCATCCCAGATAGCGGAGCCGATCAGCAAGACCGGCGACATCTGGCAGCTCGGACGGCACCGCCTCATGTGCGGCGACAGCACGGACCCGGAGGACGTGGCCATTCTGATGGGAGGCGACAAGCTCGACCTGATCATCACGGACCCGCCATACAACGTGGGCTACGGAGAAAAGACCGAGTTCATGAACGGGTACCTCGGCCAGGAGGACAGCCGGAGCAACAGCACCATCCTGAACGACCAGATGGACAGTCTGAGTTTCTACGAGTTCTTGCTGGCGGCGTTCCAGAACATGAACGAAGCCATGCGGCCTGGAGCCGCCGTCTACGTTTTCCACGCCGAAAGCACCGGCCTCCAGTTCCGGCAAGCGTACAGCGATGCCGGTCTGAAGATGGCACAATGCCTGATCTGGGAGAAGAACGCCTTCGTCATGGGCCGTCAGGATTACCAATGGCGGCACGAACCGATCCTCTACGGATGGAAAGAGGGAGCCGGTCACTACTTCGTGAAGGACCGCACCCAGGACACCGTCCTGCTTGAGGATCCGCTGGACTTCAAGAACATGAAGCGCCAAGAGCTGCTGGCTTTCGTGGAGAAGCTCTTCAGGGACAATCAGGATCAGACCTCGGTGCTTTACGAAAACAAGCCTTCCCGGAACGCCCTGCATCCGACCATGAAGCCCGTCCCGCTGATCGGGCGGCTGATGAACAACTCCAGCAAGCCCGGATGGCTGGTCGGTGACCTTTTCGGAGGTTCCGGCTCCACCTTGATGGCGGCGGAGCAGCTGGGCCGGACGGCCTACATCATGGAGATGGATGAGCGCAACTGCGACATCATCGTTCAGCGGTGGGAGGCGTACACCGGGAAGAAAGCCGTGAGGATGACATGACCGCCGAACAGCTGACCTCAGAAATTCTGCGGGGGGGGGGGTATCTGATTTTGGATAACACAGGAAAAGTCGCTGGCGGCGGATATTACCGGGTGGAGATTATCGCTCAACTTTTCGGTGTGACCGTCCGCCGAATCCAGCAGCTCACGCAAGAGGGCGTCCTCCCCACAACGGAAACCCCGGAGGGCCGGAGGTATGATCTGGTGCCGACCATCCAGAAATACGTCCAGTACCTCTCGGACAAAGCCTACGGGAAGAACCGCTCCGAAAAGGAAACGGAACTGCGCCAGCAGAAGCTGGAGGCGGACATCGCTCTGAAAGAGAGCCAGGGCGAACTCCACCGCCTGAGAACGGAGATCGCAGCCGGAAAGTACATCAGCATCGAGGAAGTCACCCTCGACTACACCCGGTTCTTTGTGACCTTCAAAAAATTTGCAATGTCCCTGCCGTCCCGGCTGACCGGGATCATCAGCGGCCACGTGGATCCGCTGGAGGCACGGCACATCGAGAAGGACCTGACCGGGGAAATCCAGAAACTGCTGGAGGCTTTCGTGGTGGCCGGAGTGACCGAGCCGCCGCCGAAACATGGTAAGACCTAAATCCCGCCGTTTCCGCAAGTTCACCGTTTCCGCATACCAGAAAGAAGCTCTCCAATACCTCCGGCCTCCGGAGGACATATCCGTCTCGGAGTTCGCAGAGAAGTACCGGGTGCTGGACAGCAAATCCTCCGCCATGCCGGGACCGTGGAGGAACGACAAGACCCCGTACCTGGTCGGCATCATGGATGCCTTCTGCGACTTCGACATCGAGGAAATCATCCTCGCCAAAGCGTCCCAGCTCGGCGGAACCGAGGCGCTGTTCAACATGATCTGCTGGGCAGCGGTGCAGGACCCATCCCCGGCCATGGTGGTCTATCCTTCGGACACCCTGGCGGAGAGCATCAGCGTCAACCGCCTCCAGCCGATGTTCCGCCTCGCCGCTCCGCTGAAGGAGCGGTGGAAGGAAACGGACAGCACCAAGACGGAGCTGCAGTTCGATGGGATGTACCTGACGCTGGTCGGCTCCAATTCCCCAGCGAACCTCGCCAGCCGCCCCGTGCGGTTCCTCTTCCTCGATGAGGTGGACAAGTACCCCGGAGCGACCAAGAAAGAGGCGGACCCGATCAAGCTGGCACGGGAGCGTACAAAGACCTTCCACAACTCGAAGGTATTCATGACATCCACGCCCACGCTCAAGAGCGGCCACATCTGGCAAGCCCTCGAAGAAGCGGATGGAGAAACACTACTTTGTGCCATGTCCCCACTGCGGCAAGATGATCGAGCTGAAGTGGTCCCAGGTCACCTTCCCGAATGAGGAAGGGATGAGCTACATGGACCGGGCAGAGCTGGCCAATTACGTCTGCCAGGAATGCGGGTGCATCATCACCGATCAGGACAAACCCCAGATGCTCCGCTACGGGGAGTGGCGGACGGTCCGGCAGAACGCCGCCATCGCCCGGACCGTGGGCTTCTGGATCAACACCCTCTACTCGCCCTTCGTCCGCTTTTCGGAAATCGCCCGTGAGTTCCTGAAAAGCAAGGATGACCCGGAGGCTCTGCAGAACTTTGTCAACAGCTGGCTGGCGGAGCCGTGGGAGGACACCAAGCTCAAGACTTCCGCCGACACCATCATGGACCGGCAGACCGAACTGCCGGAGCTGGTTGTACCCGAATGGACGAAGCTCCTGACAGCCGGAGTGGACGTGCAGGAAACCAGCGTCTACTGGACGATCAGAGCGTGGGGGAATTACCTGACCTCGCAGAACATCGCCCACGGACAGGCGATGAACTTCTCCGAGGTCGAGCGGATCATGAATCTGGCCTACGCCAAAGAGAACGGGGAGCAGATGGTCGTGCAGCTGGCCCTGATCGACTCCGGCGACAACACCGATGCGGTGTACGACTTCTGCGCCAGTAATTCAGATTGGGCGCTGCCGTCCAAAGGATCCTCGCACCCGATGACCACCCACTTCAAGCTCTCCACGGTGAACCGAACAGACAGCAGAGCCTACGGCATGAAGCTGGTGCTGATCGACACCGGGAAGTACAAAGACATGATCGCCGGACGCATGAAGAAGGAAAACGGCTCCGGCAGCTGGATGGTTTATCAGGGCTGCGACATGGAATACGCCGAACAGGTCACCTCGGAACACAAGGTGAACGTCCGCTCCGGCAACCGCACCGTGCAGGAATGGAGGCTCAAGACCTCCCACGCCGATAACCACTACCTCGACACCGAGGTCTACGCCATGTGCGCCGCCGATATGCTCGGCGTCCGCAGCCTCCACCTGGAGGAAGTGGAGATGGAACCCCGGACCGAGGCGAAGCCCCCAGCGCCGAAGCCGGAGGACAACTGGCTCGGAACTACCAACGGCCAATGGCTGTAAGAAAGGAAGATGAACATGAGAGTAATCCGCAAGGCCGTCACGGCCAACACCCCGGTAACCTTCAAGTTTCCGAGCGCCGGATCGCAGTTCCTGGTGAAGAACTTCACCGGCGATCTTATCACGGTGGAGCTGCTG